TAAGTTTTTCAAAACATCAAGAGTGTAGTTATCGGAACGAGTAGAAAAGAACCGAGTTCCGTCAGATAGAACAAGATCAATTAAGTTAATTGAGATAGTTCCAGTAGCAACGATATTTCCGTTTATATCTGTATATGTTTGCGCTTTCATTATTTATTCCTTGTATTGGTTAAGGGGGAAGGAATTAAGTTCCATATTAAGTTGTATTGAATACAAGTTATGTATTCACCACTATTACTGATCAAAGATAATTCGCAGATTATTTATTTCTCAGTAATAGCAGAAAACACATAAGCCACTCTCTAATTAATAGATAACTAATTTCTTTGTGCTTCGATCAGATTGATTACTGTCTGCATCTCACTAGTAGAGAACAATCCATAGTTAGTTATTGTTTATTTCCAAGAATGTTGCCTTAGCCTGATCTCTATTCACAATTAATTTCTTAATCGTTGGTCTGATGTTTTGTAGAACGCTCGCAATTTATTTAGTTAGATAAATTGGTTATCGCCACTCCAAGTGATCTCATCAGATTTAATTACTAATTAGTTAGTTCAAGGTTGCTACACGCAATCCGTTTTTAATTGAACGGCATTAACAAAATGCCATAACTAATCGTTTAATCGAGATTTCTAAGTCCGTATGTAGTTTTTAATGTTCATGTTCGCTAACCAACTTCCCAAATTAAGGGGCGGTCTAATGACCTATGAATTGATCGGAACTGTCCAAGCGTATCAGAAAATCCAGTTGACCTTGACCACCTGCTAATAGGGCGTGTGGTGGGGTGGGCGTGGAACACGCTGGCTCATGGCTGGTCGGGGCTGTAAGCCCCCATAGAAGGCTCATCAGGGCTACCTAATTGCCGAGAGCCTGAGCATGGGCGAACTGGCGAACTGGGGGTTGCGAACTAACTTTACGGGCGGAATAGAGAGTTAGTTGCGAACTAACTTTGGGAGTTGGTCATCAAGTTAGTTAGTTAAGTGTGTGCGCCTTGTGAGAGATGTTTAGTTATTTAGTTATGTGGGAAATTGCGCCGAAGCATTTTTTTCCAGTAATAACTAATAGAGATATATATAAGAGATAGATAGATACATGTTCCATGTTCATCAATAGATCAGTAGATAGATAGTTATGTGATGCCAAGAGAGCCAAGAGATATAGATTGCTACATGGAACATGTGGCTTATTAACTATGCGTGTGCGTTTGATCAACTGGCTATTACAAGGAGAGAAGGCACAAGCAGATGTAATGATCTGATAACAACTCGGAGAGTTGGTCGGTAGGCTGGTGGTGGTCGTATGGACAAATTGTTATTGATCGCAGTAGCCAAAGTTATATTGTTATGCCGTCATCAACTAGTCATCAAACTAAGTGGAACACTTGGTTAATGAGCGTATGTTAACTAGATCGCACCTGATTAATAGTCAGGTGGAGTTGTTAACACTAAATAAATTGCTAAGACCCCCCCACCATTAAACGAAAAATCGTCAGGCAACCCCCAGGTTGGAGACACGGTTGACGTGTTTGGGCCTAAGCAGTAGCCGAAAGGTGGGAGAATAGGGTTTATGGCAGCATCAGAGCATTTAGGGCCTCAATGGCATCAGTTGGATATGTACAAGACTGCCAAGGAGTTGCGTGGCCATACTCTTGCAGATGTAGAGACTGAGAAGTACTACAACAAAAAGGCGGGTATTGCTCCTGATCCTAATATTGATAAGAAAGTTATGGCGCAAAAGTTAAAGACCGCTAAAACTACAAAGTTATATGACTCTGTTAAGAGGATCGGCGTTAAAGAGCCCGTCTCTATTGGAGAGGGTCGATTCTTACCCTATAAACGAGGCACCGTGGCTGATGGACATCACCGCATTGCAGCAGCCTATAATATAAACAAGAACATGTTAATCCCTGTAGAACACATAGGCCTTGAACCGTTTAAGGTTAATGGAAAGACATACAATAGTTAAATGGAAAAGACCTGGGCTATAAGAGAGCAAGAGATAAGAGAAGAGATCGCTCAAGAGATCGAACAGATAGAGCCAAGTACCAATTTAGATGATATTACGGCAGGGCATCTTATGGCTCGTAATTGGGCCGCATCAATAGCAAGAGGTAAGTAGATGGAACAGCACTCAGAGGTATTTAAAGAACTTAGGGCCAGTGTCCGTAATGAGATGGCCAAAGAGATAATTGAAGGAATTCAGGCGCTTAACATTGGTACCTATCTAGAGGCTCAGACTATAAATAGGGCAATTGAGATCGTTAAGGGCACAGCGGGTATTTCCCAATAATTTTTTCTTAGTATTGACAAAGGCAGTAGCCAATAAGGTATAGGGTATCTCCCATGAGTACCTCATGCAATAGAGAGTGCACTACTAAGTGCGAGTATGATCTGGATATGGATGGCCAGGTTACTTGTGTGATGTGTGGTGCAAGAGAGTTAACTTGGGGCGAATTACCTCCAACTGAGTTTGAGGAATAAGATACTCATATGCGCTTATTTGGATTAGAGATACGTAGAACTCCTCAACTTAAGTCAATGACTATGGTCACCTGTTTCAGGTGTTCTAAATCCTTTGTGATCTCTAATAAACATTTGCGGGCGTATAACTACTGTCAAACTTGTAAATAGGAGAACTAATGATTCTAATAACTGACTTCATAGCATTACTGTGTGTGACTGTCGTAGCGATATATGTGTTGTGGGTATCTCACAAGACCAACTCACCCATCTATCGGGTCATGAGGATCCTGGCCGTAGTAGTTGCTCTCCTGTGGATAGTGGCCGCATTCCTTTATTCTCAGCAATAACTAATGCCATATAAGGACAGGAAGTCCGATAAGGCTAGGGAGACCAGTAAGAAGGCTGGCAAGAAGTACTACCTTAAGAATAAGGGCGCTCAATTAATCCGTAATAAGACCAAGAAGGATCAGATACGGGATTACATACGTAAGTACAAGGAGCATCGTGGCTGTATGGATTGTGGAGTTAAGTATCCTTACTATGTACTAGACCTTGACCATAGAGATCCTTCTGAGAAAAAATTCACCCCCGCAGTCCTTCATAAGACGGGCAGTTGGGACAAGATGATTAAAGAGATCCGTAAGTGTGATGTAGTATGCTCTAACTGTCATAGGGAGAGAACCCACCAGAGAGGGCACTACACCCACAAGAATGAGGAGATGATATGAATGAAATACTTTGGCAATTACAAATACACCTACTAGATCTAGAGATGTATAGATTTATATTAGAGTGGTTTATTAAGTTAGGGCTATAAAATAATGCAGCCAATGGGCGGCACTGAGATACTTCGTGCCAATTTAGAGAAGCGCATTAATCCTGATGATTATGGGATTAACTTAATGACTTACTTTAATCACCCAGATAATTTAATTGCTGGCAAGAAGAATGTCCTATGGAATCACCAGAATCTAGATCAGCCCGCAATAGTTGGCTTAACAGATCCAAGAGGGGCCAGTGAGTTAGATGGCGTTATCTTTGTATCTAATTGGCAGATGGAGAATTACCGCAGAGTGGTAGATCTGCCACTTGCCAAGTGCCACGTAATCAAGAATGCAATTGAACCAATTGAGTGGGTCGAAAAGCCACGTGAGAAGATCAAGTTGATCTACACATCAACTCCCTGGCGAGGACTAGACCCACTACTACATATCTTTGAGGAGTTAGATAGAGATGATGTCGAGTTGCACATTTACTCCTCCACAAAGATCTACGGCGAGAGATTTGATTTAGATAACAAACTCCTATTTACCGATCTCTTTCAGAAAGCCAAAGGTATGAAGGATGTCGTGTATCACGGCTACGCAAGTAATGATGAGGTTAGATCAGCCCTACAGCAATCTCACATCTTGGCATATCCATGCACATTTGAAGAGACATCATGCCTTGCAGTTATTGAGGCGGCTAGTGCTGGCTGTCAGATCGTAAGTACAAATATCGGCGCACTACCAGAGACCTCATGTGGATGGGCAGATATGTCGCCCATGCAGAGTGATCTTAAAGAGTTCACTAGAAGATATATCTCTATCTTAGACAATGCTATAGATCAGTACTGGAAGAAATACGATGAGGGCGTTTATCTAGATCAAGCCGCATTCTTTAATAATCATTACTCCTGGGATAATAGGATTGATACATGGCGGAATGTCTTTACTGAAATAAAGGACCTCCCTAAAAAATTTTAAATAGGGGCGTGAGACAGTAGCCTTAATGTCACAATACAGTTATGGCCAGATACGCAGAATTCCAAGACTCAGCAGGAAGACACTACGTTGAGCACGATATGCCAGAAGAGACGGCGTATCAACATCCAATCCGTTCCTACGGCGATGCACGTCGTCTTTCTGTATATGATCCAAAAGATTCAACATTAAGATCATCAAAAAACACAGGCGGTCACATCGCCGAAGATCCTAAAGGTGAACCAGGATTAGTTGGTTATTCTGATTTTTATCGTGAACCTCTTCGTGATACTGGTGTGACATTTGTCCACAAAGATGAACACGGCAATGAAACACGTGAGCGAGCAAAACCAATTGCAGATGTCAATGTTGGCTTTATGTCAGTACATGATAAGTACAAGGGCGGCGGAATTGGGCGCCAGATGTTTGACTACATGCACAAGACAACTCCAGCAGGTTCAGTATTAAATGTTGGCAAGGCAGCACATGATGCCACTCTGCACATGTCTAAGAAGTTGAATGAAGAAAAACCTGGCTCAGTAAAATATAAGTTGTTTTAAAGATGAACAGTAATCTATCTAAGCAGCAGTTTGGTCCCATGTACCATGGCACCAAGGCGATAATCAAGGATCACATAATTAGACCTGGTACAGGTGGCTTAGCATATGCAACTAGTGATCCAGGCTCTGCTGAGTTATTTGGCAAGACTAAGTTGCCATCTGGTGAGGTTGGCGAAAACAAAGTCTACAAAGTAATGCCTCTATCTGATGATGTATCTACTGCAAGAGGTAAGTTCAAGGATGAAACTCATTACTCCTCTGCTACTGGGTTTATTATTTTAGGAGAGAATGAATGAGCGCCCAAAATCTTTCTCAACAGCAGTTCTTTCATGGCTCACAACACTCTCTAAGAGTGGGAGATACAGTCAAACCACATAATGATTTTGCATGGGCATCAACAAATCCAGAAGTTGCATCATCTTACGCCGCCTCTGAAGGATTAAAGGCAGATAAACAACAGCCTGTGTTATTTGGCACAGTGTACAAGGTAGCGCCATTACAGAATGATGTGGTACGTAATCCAGGCGCTGATAAACGTTTTGGTATCTACGCATCTCCTACAGGATTTAAAGTTACTGGAGTTCACTCATTAGTACCTAATAATCAATTGGAGAACAAATGAACGCTAAAGATAATCTAAATAAAAGTCAATTTAAATTTATTATGCCAAAAGAGATGTATGTAAATGTTGCTATGCAAATGACTCCACCATCAGAGGCATCTAATACAGCAAGTAGTACCAAAGCATGAGCGCCAAGTACTCAACAAATCGCCCATTTAATCCAATGCAGATAAAGGATGGATGGATTGTCCGCATGGGCAAAGATGGAAGAATCAGAGAGCGTATCGAGCCATACCGACCAAAGGTTAAAAAATAATGTATGAGTATCGTGTGAAGAAGGTCCACAAGGTAGTTGATGGCGATACTATCGATGTTGATATTGATTTGGGGTTCTCCGTCTCATTCTTCTCCCGTGTGCGCCTTGCGGGTATAGATACACCTGAGAGTCGTACTACTGATGCAAAAGAAAAAGTCCTCGGCTTGGAAGTTAAGGAAAAACTTAAAAAAGAATTAGCGGCGGCAAAAGATGTTGTAATTAAGACGGAGAAGCCTGACTCATCAGAGAAGTATGGACGTATACTTGGTTGGGTCTTCTTAGACGGATCAGATGTGTCGCTTAATCAGAAGTTAATTAACGAAGGCTATGCTTGGACATATGGTGGCGGCACGAAGATAAAAGACTTTAATGAATTAGTAACGAAGAGACAGGTGAGCGCATGAGTGCCGAAGACAACCTATCTCCTAAGCAATTTAAATGGACACCTATTAAATTTGATTTAGATGTCGCTGATCATCTACGTAAAGAGCACGGCATAGAGCCAAGGGGTGGATGGTCTCGTACACCAATTGATGAGAAGACTCATAAGGAAGAGCACGACAAAGATGAGAATAGAGTTTCTGGCATCGTGGCTCATAAACACTTTGCTCCCGCACATTTAAAGAAGCGCTTTGGTCCAAACTATGGAAAAAAGTATCTATGAAAAAGAAACCTAAGTTTAAAGGTTACTCTCAGACTGGATATGGAAAAGAATCGGTTCAAGAGAGATTTAAAGTTAAGAGTGTAGATCATGAGGGTGGGTCTGATTACATTGCTGCTTGGGTAAATAACAATTTAAATAAGACACAGATGTCTAGTGCTGAGGGAATTAAAGATTTAATGCAAGGGCCAAAGTTAGGTTACAACGTAAGGAAGCCTAAGAGATCTGAACCTCGAGAGGATGAAGAATAGTGGCTGCCGAAAATAACCTTTCACATGAACAACTAAAGATGTTTATGACACCAAAAGAAATACGCTATCGTTATGAAGCGCAACCCGAAGAGTATGAAGACCATGAACTTAGTCATGAAGAGGTTATGTATCGCAAGTTACATGAATCAAAAAAGATTAAACAAACAGGCGGATTACCAGATAGACAGTTTGTAAAGGACTCTTTGTACCATAGTGTAAAAAAAGAAGGCGTAAAAACTCCAATACAACTAAACCCTAAACAAAATACCATATATGACGGACACCATCGCCTTGCAGCAGCAACTCACCTCGCTCCAAATAACCTTATTCCAGTGGAGTATGAATAATGACTTTTATAGAAAATAGGCCGTGGGGCACTTACGAGGTACTAAGTGATACTGCTACACACAAGGTTAAGCGCATTGTTGTAAAGCCAGGACAACGTTTATCATATCAAGTACACGATAAGAGAAGTGAGTATTGGGTAATTGTTGATGGAGTGGGAACAGTTACTCTAGATGGTCAAGAAGCGATGTGTCTAGGTGGCGATTCATTTGTTATTGAGACGGGTGTAGCGCACCGAATTAAAAATACAGGTGAAGATGATTTAGTATTTATTGAAACACAATTAGGATTATATTTTGGAGAAGATGACATTACTCGTTTAGAGGACGATTACAACCGTGCCTAATTTATCTCCTAAACAATTTCATGTATTTCGTGGGTTACAAACTAGTGCCTCTGGAATACAAAAAAATATACTGGGAGTCCATTGGACTGATAACCCAGATGTAGCAGAAGACTTTGGAAGTGGCAAGGGTCTAGGCGGCTATGCAAGTCATCGTGCATCTTATAAAGGTCCCTACTCGGTTATACACGCAACAACGACCAAAAATGCCGTAGAAAGAAACCCAAAGAAATTACAGACCTATGACATTGCTATGGATGCCGAAGAAGACGAAGTACCTTTAAAAGAGAACGTTAAAGTTAAAGTTCACTCAATAACAACAGTGCATCCTAATAAACGTGAAAGAATGCGCCGATATAAGACACCACGAGAGATGACTACATGAGTAACTTATCTCCTAAACAATTTCACACTCTCTATCGTGGATTAAGTTCTACTACCGATGTAAAAAAACCCCTCGGCATGCATTGGACAGAAGATCCAGAAAGAGCCGTCGGCTTTGCAAGAAATCCTATTCGGCGTGGACCTGGCGTTGTAATTGAAGGACAAGTGGCTAAGAGGAGTCGTGAGACTCGTCCTGATGTATTAAAGAAGAATCAAGTCTACGATGAGTATTGGGAAAACGAAATTCCTGTTAAAAAAGGCAGCACCGTACATGTATCTGCTGTCACTAAGTTAAGTGATAAGAGAGATCGCACACGCACTTACACTCCGCCAAGGAAGTGGAAAGCATAATGTTAAATCAAAAACAATTTACTGTTCCTATTCCATCTTATGTACAACAAAGAAAAGCAGGTGGTAAAGGTCATCTTGAAGGAGATAAGAGTGAGAGTGCTACTGGCATGGTTAGAACTGAGCGCTTAATTCCTTTGATGGAGCATAGACGTCTTGGTGCTGATGCTCAGCCTTCTAGTTCTAAGGTTATTGCTGGAATTAGAGGAGATATTCAAAAGGGCGGCGGTATTAACAATCCAATTATGGTTGCATATGATCATGCTAATAAGTGGGGTGTTGTTGGTGAAGGTCATCATAGATTAGAGGCTGCAATGGCTGAAGGCGTTTCCCATGTGCCAGTAACAGTTTATCGTCAGCCAGGATTAGGTGAGCGAAAAGAAAACTTTAAAGGTGGTCATCTAGCCATGACAACTAACTTTACTGATAAAGGAAGTCATGACGAACGTATGGGCAAAGAGTACGTGCCTACTAATATTCACCCTGGACACTTTAAGCAGTTTCAATGAACAACTACGACCATCAAATAGTTTCTAATGTTAGAGAGCATCTAACTGATGACCTACGTAGTGCAAAGTTTCGTGGACACGAGTGCAAGACCGCTGGCCACTGCTACGTAGCCAGTGAGGCTGTTTATCACGCACTAGGTGGTAAGTCTGCTGGATACACTCCTATGCAGATTAAGCATGAGGGAACTAGTCACTGGTTCTTAAAGCATTCATCAGGAAAGATACTTGATGCAACTTCAGATCAATTTGCAACTGCAGTTCCTTATGAGAAAGCCAAGGGCAGAGGATTCTTAACTAAAGAACCTTCTAAACGTGCAAAGACATTAATGGGTCGTATCAACTTATAAGTACTAGTAAAGTTTAGTTACCCACATTTGATCTCGTAGTTCTTTACACCTTATATAATTTTTATTTTCCTTTATAAATCTAGTCGTACTTGCATATCTTGGTCCAAATCCGCTGCCCCATTTATAATCATCAAATACCATTACCCCATTAATCTTTAAACATTTAAATCCCATTATTCCATCGTAATATGTTTGACGATTTGTATGACTTCCGTCTACATATATAAAATCAAAAAACTCAGTATTTACATTAAAAAACTCATTACTTAAAAGTTTTACTTTTTTTAAATTGGAATATGAGGCAAGCCTACTATCGTATTCTTTTTCCCTGTTAATTCCTGGCCACATGTTATCGTCCCAGGTATCGACATCTACTAATAGGGATGTAGGATCCGTTAAAATGTGGTCTAAAAGCCATTTAGAGGCGTGGCCCACGTGTGCTCCAATTTGAAGAAACTTTAAATTAGGCTGATTTGCGTAAACAGTAAGTTCTTCAGTAAAGTTGCTGATTACTCTATCTTTAAAGTAGAGTTCATTTTCCATTTTAGAATAGTAGAATACCAAAGGAATTATATGTGGCCAAAGAAGAGGGTTGAAGAACCTACTGTTCAATTTGTTTCAATATTCAAAGGTCTAACAGGTATACCTGAAATTAATCCCCGTCCCGCTAAAGCGTTTATTCCGCAGTGGTGGAAAGACATGCCATTAAAACGTGCGGGATACGAACACTTACACGACGTAGCAGGAACTATAAAGGCTTGTCCTTCTTTTCCAGAATACTTTTCTCAAGGATTTATTATTCCTATGTGGACAGACACGGTAATTACATTAGATTTAGAAAACAATAAATTTACATGGTTATCTGGAAAAGGAGCAAATGTAGGAAAGGGGTTAGATATATTTCCCTGGGATTCTCACCCAAAAAATCAATTAATTGATTTTGTTACTCCGTACAGTAATGGAGAACCTGGAAATGCGGTTTTAAAAGCAATTGCTCCATGGAGACTTATTACGCCTCCAGGATACTCTGTTTTACAATTACCTGTATTTTATGAATTCAACAAAGATTTTTCTGCTATGCCAGGAATTTTGCATACAGACTTTGCAAGTGAAATTAACATTCAACTTCTTTTTCACAGTAAAAAGACAGAGATATTTATCGAACGAGGAACTCCTCTAGTTCAGTACATTCCTTTTAAACGAGAAAATCCATTATCTCATGTAGTAAGAGATGAAACAAAAGAAGATGAATCCCGCTTTCTTACAGAACAATTACGGGTTGCTACTAAATTTACGGGCGATTACCTTCATCAAAAACGTGAAGTATTAAAGAATAACCAATATGAGTAAAATTGTTAACTTATCAAAAGAAGAAGTTCGTGCATGTGCAGATATTGCATTAAACCGATGGATGATTAAGTTTGGAAGTATTGATCGACCTAACTATGCGGGTGACAATAAGAAGTACCTAGAGCCAGAAATTGCGGCAAATGTAAGGACTATTGTTGCTGAGTACGCTGTGGCCAAATTATATAAGCAGCCTTTTGTATTTCCTTTCTATACTAATGAAGAACATTCCTTCCGAAAAGATTTTCCAGATGTAATGCCAGTATATGAAGTAAAGTCTGTAAGAACTAAAGATGAAATCCCAGTATTTCCCAAGGACATCAGACCAGGGGTGGTTCTTGTAGGAGCCAGAGTATTAGACCGTGATTATTACTCAGAGGTTGAAGTTTATGGATGGCTTCCCGTTGAGGAATGCACAAAGGACGAGTATCATTACCCTCCAGAGAATTCTTGGCGGATTCCCTTAGATAAATTTAATGACACAATTCCAGAGTAAGGATTAGACATGGCAGAAAAAGGCACAGCAGCAGCAATTATTGAGGTTGCAGAAAAAGAAGTTGGTACTATTGAGGGTCCAAAAGATAACCAGACTAAGTACGGAAAATTTACTAAGGCTGATTTCTTGCCTTGGTGTGGATCTTTTGTTATGTGGTGTGCTAATCAAGCAGGTGTAAAGGTTCCTAACACTGTCTCAACTGTGGCTGGTGCAACTGCGTTTAGAAAGATGGGCACCTGGGTAGATGCAAAAGATGCCTCTCCAAAACCAGGAGACATAGCCTATTTTGATTTTCCAGGAGATGGTGTAGATAGAATTTCTCACGTAGGTATTGTTGTATCTAACAATGGAGA